GTCGCAAACCTTGTAGGAGACTGCATAACAACCAGCTCCCCTGGTATACAGGTACCATCTTTCGGGTTGGTGATTGACAAAGTCACACCGACCATCAGATCCCTTCTTACGCTCACTTCACACCATGAATTGCCAATGGTCTGCCCAACCTTTAGGGGGTGGGATCCGGCCCGCCGCTAACGCAGCGGTAAGAGCAAGCTCTCAGTCCGGGATAATCCGCTTGCGGACAGTAGGCATCTGCATCAAGTTGTAGGTCAAAGTTCCGTGAGTTTCATCCAGGCAGTACGTCAGCCAGATTCGAGCCCGAAGGCGAGTCTGACCACACCCCGTACTCAATCGTACCTGGATACCCCCTCCACGTGCAGGCACGTAGAGCTGGCCAAGAGAAATTCCAACATGCCATCAGGCCTTAACTACTTCCCTATAAGGTGCAAGCAGCTTGATGGCATCGTCCTCTCGTTTACTCACGTAAGTGCTGGGCACAAACCTGAGTTCTTCTTCGTCTCCTCTACCCTTTAGCTTAAGGGATGCAAGCATAGACAGATAACTAAGCTTGTATACGGACCGCTTCCGTTTTGAGGAGAACCCTCGTCGTACCTCACCAATGGAAGGTGAGAATACGTCTCTCTTTCCTCCCCCCTCCCGACCATTGTCAAACTGGTGACATGTCATTGCAACATGTTCGTCGGGATCTAGCTGTCTACGGACAGCTAGAAGCAATGTGGTAGCCTCTTTGGGAGGCTCCGGTAGGGCGGTATAACTCCGCCACCACATTGTCCGTTCCCTGCAGAAAGCAGGGTAGGACTCGGGCCGCAACCCGAGCTGGGATGGGAGGAAACCCCACCTCTTACCGATCCGGGACTGAATGAAGGCATCAGTCCATTTAACGTCCCTGCGAACAGCGGCTGCGCCGTGTAGCATCCCAGGGAAATCGGTAAGAAATCCACCTCTCCTCAAGTGGCGGATCTCACGCCACTTGCCCTTTGCGGCTCTCACAAATGCTGTTGAGTTGATCTCTACGACATTTTGTGACCGGATAGTCTTCTTATCGTTAAGCTGATACCCAGCTGGGTATGAAGAAGGATCCAGGTAACTGGAAGAAGACACAAGAGTGTCATCTCCATTTACGAGTATTGAGCCTTCTCTCTTACCAAGCGCCCAAAGCGCGGCAAGATACGAGTGAAGGCACAACAAGGGAAAAGAGAGGTAGCTCCCCATCATCTGTCCGTGCGAAACTTCCCTTTCCTCACCGTCCAGATCAACTAACGGACGGAGCGACTGAAAAGCACGAAGCTTAACAGCACCAGGAATCAAAGTACTCTTCCGGAGAAGGGTACCAAGTATCGCCTCTGTCGTTTCCAACGACAGGTTGTCTGTGGCATTCACCAAGTCGACAGACGTGTGGTGACTAAACCGACAAACAGATGATATTTTCTGAGCAGTAGGTGGTCCGACAAGTAACCAGTCTGTCTTCGATAAGTGATTAAACATCAACTTATGAAGAGGGCCGAGAATTTCGACTGTGTCGTCAAAAATGACTAACGGTCTACACTTCCCGGCTGACTGGACCTCCTTGTACCGGGCCTTCACCGGTTCTTCGAAAGGAACTGAATGACCAGTGAGGCACTGCCTACGAAAGACCTCTCCTAAACCGAGCCAGTTGACGTCGGCGCGCCGACGGTTCATCCGGGCGGATGCGTTGGGAACATGCTGCCAGACAAAATCAGCATACTTCCTATCCCAACCATAAGGAAAGAGTCTTGACACATTCTTGCGGACGAAACGCAAGTATGTGTCCTCAGGGGGAGGGGGATTTGAGAACGCGCAAGCTGTCCAAGCTGTGCGCGCAGAGGGCGTGTGGAACCTACAACCTTTTGGAAGGTTGCGTTTAACTGAAGCGACGGAATGGGCAAACTCCCATCGCTCGCGTTTCCACAGCCGTTGCAAGTCGACGAACACTCCGTCTCCCTTGACCTGGCGTCGAGGGAAAGAAACGGAGGGCCTACTTCTGCCCACTAAAAGAAGGAACGAGAGGTAACGATTAAGATCTGAAGGTCCCAAATCCGGTAACTCAGAGCTCGGCAAGCCGAACCTGATCCGAATAAGTTTGAGACCATTGGAAATAACCTCTCTTGTGTCTCTGGCTGCCTTGCGGCAGTGAGAACACGTTTGAACACCGGAACCAAGGCTGGCCTTACCCGATGTGTTCGCTAAGCTTCCAAAAGAAGCTTCCATACACCTAGAGCTGAAAAGCGAGGTAAAGTATGGAGATGGCGTTTAGC